CATCAATAATCGTTATGACCATTCCGATTATGACGATTATTATATCGAAGAAGTACTTCTTAATGCACCAGCTGTTGGGTAACTTTTAAAAAAACTACAATATGACAAAAGCACGCATCAATCGAGCCATTCACCACTTAGGAATCAAAATTGTAGGCAATGGAGATGGTTACTTTTACTTTGTCGATCTTGCCGAAAAGATCGGTCAAGTAGGCAACAGCGTGATGGTTTGCTACCTCAATCATCAATCACTGCAACGCTGGGTATCTGATGCCGAAGTGGCGGTGCTGGAATATAAAAAAGAACTTGCATAAATCTTAGCCTAAATACTTTAAGAAAAATCAATCGACCAACCACAATCCAAAATATGAATACCAATCGTTCCACTAATTACCTAAAGACAATCGTCAATGATCAATCTGGAATCGCTGAGATCCGAAGGGTGCAGGCATCTTCACGAATCTTCAATCTTGAGCAAAAACTTGCTCAGGCAAAAAACCCTACTCACATTCGCCTTGTTCAGCGTGTTGACTGCTTTGGTCGCCTTGGGAAGAATAATCCTTCAGCAGTCTCATACCGTGAGCGCGCTGCACAACGGCGCGCATGTGGACGTTGGTTTGATGCTAATGTATATCAGCGTATTGCAATTGCTGATGCTGCAACCATTGACATTTATATCCGCACCATTCATCACAAAGACCAATACAATTGGGCTTAATCTTAAATAAAAACATGTGCGTATTAATCATTATTATTCTGCTTCTAATCATTATCTATGACCAAAACAAATGACAATAGAGCAACCTATAAATGAACGCTATTATGTTAGCGGCCAAAATGTGATATTCATTCGCCACCGATTTATTTTACACATTAACATATGCAAAAATTATAATGGTTTGACATTGATTGAAGCGCGGCGCAAACTTAAACGTCACTATACCAAGAGTGAACAAAACGAAATCCTACATTATCTTAAAAACAACAACATTTTGAAATCATGAGACAATTAAAATTTAGAGTTTGGGATGAAACTGGTTTCTTGAATAGTGATGCATATTGTCTTTTCCCAATGGCTGGGCATGCAGGTCTTCTTGAAGTTAGAAAGCTTATGGATTATGGTCGCATGGAGGTTTTGCCCAATGCTGTCATGTCACAATGGACTGAACTGACAGACAAGAATGGCGTTGAGATTTATGAAGGAGACATTTTAGAAAGAATTGGTAATGTTTCTTTTCGCACAATTGTAATATATTGGAACAATCATGACTGCCGATTTGTCAGTAAAAATTCTTTTAATTTGCACGGCCGCGGCAGTCCTATTTCAAATGATAGCATCAATATAAGTGATTCAACAGGTTGGGTTGTTTGTGGCAACATCTACGAGAACTCTGAACTGTTATGAAACCCGTTCAAATATACCTTATTCGCCATGGGCAAAGCGAAGGAAATGTTAATACACAAGTGTATTATGATAAGAATGATTGTGACATAGAATTGACACCGTTTGGCCATGAACAGAGTTTAGCAGCTGGTGTAAAACTCGCAGGTCTACTTACACATCAGCATCCACAGATGGTTTGCAGCTCATACATGCGTGCTAAGCAAACCGCAAGCAATATCTACAATGTATTAGCGCAAGACATGCAGCCAAGCCTACAGGAGGATGTATTGCTGCGTGAGCGTGAATGGGGGAGCCTGCGCTCAGTTGTAGACAATCGTCACCTCAAGAGTGAAGAGCACTTTAACTTTTATTACCGCGCAAACTGCGGAGAAAGTTTTGCAGATGCTTATGCACGTGTGGTGCTATTTTTCCAAGGGCTAACGCAGCAGCGCATGCGCAACCCACTTGATGAGCGTCCAATAGTCATTGTTTCTCACGGAGAATGGATCCGCCTTGCATTGATGTATTTGGATGGAAATACGGTTGAGCATTTTACGGTCAACCGTAAGAATCCAAAAAATTGCGTTATTCAAACACGCACCTTATCATAAAGTCCTTTACATTCTCAAGAAAATATATTATAATAACTCGTAATGAAAATTAAACATACAAAAGAAACTCTAAAAACCGCACTGCAAACTGGTGCGCACTCCGTAACCTTTACCAAGCTTGACGGCACCGTTCGTGAAATGATTGCTTCGCTGCATGCTGACGATATCCCAGACGAGCATACGCCCAAAGGAACTGGTATAGTTAGTGATAGCGTTGATGCTCCATTGCGTGCATTTGACATTGCAAATGATGGGTGGCGCAGTATCAATGTTAGTACGGTCACGAGTGTTGTTCCATTCAACAACAACTAAGCATGAGTACTCAATTTAAAGCGGGGCGTGTATTAGCGCCTGACAGCAAATTGACTGGTGAAGAACCAGATTGGCATGGCTGGGAAAAGTGGGATACTCACAAGTTTTATGCTACTCGACAACGTGCAATGCGATTCTATAACTATTACCTTGATGCAACAGCAATGAAGCCAATGGTATTAACATGGATGAAGAAGGAAGGCTATACACAAACGGAAATTGATAGCATTAAAGATGCTAGTCCAAATGTATTGCCTAGTACGGTTGGCAAACTTGTGCGCTGCCTTGAACGTGGCATGCCAAGCATGCATCCTGATGCGCATGAATATTATGCGGCATTACCTGATCATCTGCATCCGCCTACTCCTAAGGATGACTGTAGTACAGCCAAGAGTGAAATTAATGCTGCACTAGTATTCCTACGCCATGCAAAGTATGGCGCTGCTCAAGAAACGGCTACGCCTAAAGCAGCTGCACCAACACCATTGCAACGCATCAAAAGTAAAGTAGAAAAGGAAATTGTTGGTGCTTTATTGGATCCACTGCTTGATGCATGGGCTGATACTAGCCTTAGCGTTGCAACTGTAAATCTAGTAAGTTACTTGCGTGATGGCAAGGTACCAACGCAAGGCTGCAAGCATATTCTTGAATGGCTCAATGCAGTGCACGCTGAGTATAATGGCGCTTACACTAAAGAAGACGCTCAACTTGTTGAAGGATATGATTACATCCCTAGATCTGATTTGCGCAAGATTGTCAAGAACCTTGAAACAATGATTGGTGATGTGCAGGCACATGCCAAAATCAAGGTGAGCATGCGCAAGCCACGCACCAAAAAAGTTAAGGATGCAGGCAAACAAATTGCACATCTTAAGTATCAAATCAATAGCAGCGAATATAGTATTGACAGCATTAGTCCTGCACGTATCCCTACGGCGCAAAGACTTTATGTGTTTAATACCAAAACACGCCAACTAGGTGTATACATTGCAAAAGGCAGTGCTGGGTTTGAAGTAAAAGGCACCAGCATCAAAGGCTATGACGAGAGTACAAGTTACAGCGCAACATTGCGCAAACCTAAAGACTTGATTAATGCGGTATTAAGCAGCGCACCTAAGGCTTTGGACAAAACACTTGAAGGCTCTAAGCTTAATAAAAAACCAGCTAATGGACGATTCAACGAACATACAGTATTACTTAAAGTAATTGAAAATAAACTATAATGTCAACACAAGAACTACCTATTAAAGTATTGAGCAAACAAGAGTTTGCGATGGCCATCGAGAGCCGCGTAAAGCATAAAGAAATGGGATACCTTGAGGCCATTGTAAACTATTGTGATGATCATGGCTTGGAAGCAGACGATGTGCACAAGTTGGTTGTTGGTAGTCTTAAGGAAAAACTTCAAGCCGAAGCACAACGCAATAATCTATTACCCAAATCTTCAACTGGAGCGTTTGCTTGATTTGTCTTTCCACTGAATCTAACATTGCGCCATTTGATGTATGGAGTATCTATACAGCAATCAACCTGCATTTCAAAAAAGGTGGAAGCTATGATGCATTTAAGTTTAACTTTAAAGGACCACGACTAAAACGTGAAACCTTTATGGCTAATCGCAATCGCTATAGTTTTGAAAAACTAGCGCGAGCCTATCATAAAAAGAATGACTTGATTTGCTATTTCATGAGCAATGTGATTGCAGGTAATGTATGGATCAACAATATGAATGATGCTGCATACTCTGAATGGTGTGCACGTATTCAATCATTGGATTATCGATTTAATGCTGAAATGTGTGATGCTGCAACAGTTGCGCAACGCAATGGTTATTCATTTGACCAACTCTTTAAGCCGCGTGATAAGAGCGAGGTGCCTGCAATCTATAAGCTCTATCAAGCTGAAAAGGTAAGCCTCGAATCATTGGTCATACTAGACAATTTACTCAACTATACTAAGAGTATAAATAAAAATCTTAGCGATCCGCTCGAAATATCAAGTGATATTTCACACCGCATCATTAAGTATAAACCTTTCCTACGTTCAGAAATGAATGTAGAAAAACACAAAAAAGTTGTAATTAATTTGTTTACATCCGTAAGCAAATAGATTATAATAAAACACAACGCAATACAAAACAATACACTGTAAAATAATATGTCATTTGAAAAACTAAAACAAAATCGTTCCGCCGCAATTAGCAAACTTGTTAATGCAGCTGAAAAAGTCGGTGGTGCAACCAAAACATATGGCGATGATCGTCTATGGGCACCAGCAGTTGATAAAGCAGGCAATGGTTATGCAATCATTCGTTTCCTTCCAGCAAAAGAAGGTGATGATCTTCCATGGGCTCGCTTTTGGGATCATGGATTCAAGGGACCAACTGGTCGTTGGTATATTGAAAACAGTTTGACTAGCATTGGTCAACCTGATCCTGTGTCAGAAATC